TTCTCCTATTTATTAAAATTTATGATAGCTACAAAGCTACCCATAATAGCTGAAGTATGTACAATTAGTATCCCCATTGCTAGGAGAATACTTTTCATTCCGTACATTTTACTACGCCATTGAGAGATATCATCGACTTTGGTTTCAACCTTTTCTAAGTTTTTAGATAGGTTTTCATTGAGGGCGTTCTGACTTGATATATAAGAATCTAATCGTTCCATATAAACTGCTAAATTCACTTGTGTGTCCTTTTCGGCCACTTATCAGTCCTCACAAAATGTACTAGTTTGTATAAATTAGCAGGGGGACCGAAGTCCCCCCGCAAGTATCGAACTAAACTTAAGAGTTTAGGTCAGCAATTTTTGCTTGTGTCCAAATGTTCTTACATCGCATCTCACCCATAGTGTAGAGTAATCCTCTAACAACTAGTGCGTTTGCTGCAAAGTAATCTCTGTTCTCTACATATTGCGTTGGTTGTGCAATCGCAATTTCTAGATAATCAGTATCCAAAACATAAACGTTTGAACCAAGAACTGCATCAGCTGTTGATACAGACTTAGCAACGTCAGCGTCTGGGATAATTGGGATACCTTGGTAAGTAGCTAGAACTAGTCCAGTTCTTGTACCCGGGAAAGTTCTTTCAGAACCTACACCCACTTGGTACTCTTCTTGTCCTAAGTATCTTTGGTTAGAGTTAAGCAATCTTTCTAAGTTGAAGTATTGGTCGTGTCCCAAAAGGATTAGTTTTGGTTCCCCACCATTCTCTCTGATTTTTTGGATTGCAGTGTCTAATAAGTTTAGACTTAGTGCTCTACCAGTACCTGAGTTGTATGAACTTGAAGCAGCTGCATTCCATCCACCAGCTGTTCTACCAGCTAGAGTTAGGTCATAAGCTCTTGACCTAGCTACACCACCACCAACGGTAGAACCGTCTTCAGCAACAATGTCATCAATAGATGTCATACCTGCTCTTGAGTAAATGTAAGCTACGTCACCGTCAGCGAATGTAGTACCTGAAGCAACTGTAACAGCACCTGTAGATGTGTTTACGGCAGAAATAGCAGAACCTGAAGTTCTGTCATGTCCTGTAGCTGAAACATCATATTGTGCTACTGCGTCACCGATTTTGAAGTTCTTTGCCATTGAAGCAGGAACTGTGAATGATGTTGCTCCACCAGCAGAAGTCAAGTAAGCTGAACCTGCGTTCAACTCTTCGTTAATTTCTTTTATGTGGTCTAACTGAGCGTTTTCATTTTCCAACGCAAGTACATCACCAACACCACCTTCTAGCTGTGCAGTGAACACTGATTTCACTGAAGCACCGAATGTAGTTGAAACAATTCTAGGTAAACTAGATACTGATTCAATGTTGGAGATATCCACTGTTGGGATAGAACCTGTTTCAGTCACTGGTCTTGAACGGCCAGAACCTCTATCAGTTCTTACCCTCCAACCAGCAGTATTTCCCCAGACCACTCTAGGGATAGCATTGAAGAATCTTGTTTGGTTGTTTAGTGCTTGCCAAACTTTTCTTCCGTATGTTGTGTTGAATACACCTGTTGCAGAGTCAACTGTAAAGTAGGATTGTTTCTGTAAGTATTCAGGTCCGAATACAGACTGATACAGTCCTCGTTGAGACTGAGCAAGATATTCTGTTAAACTTGGATTTGCCATGTTTGTAAATCTCCTGTAGTTTGTTTATAATTTATTATCCTAATAGCTCTCTAGGAACACCATCAGTGTTTCCAGTTTCTATATTGTGTTGCATTCTTCTTAATTCTGAATAAGAAAGTTCTGCAAGTTGTCCGGCTGTGTCAGCAGTTGCTGCAGCTTTTTGTATAGGTGTAGAATCATCTACTCCTAAGCTGTTTACTACTTTTGGAGCCTGTAACCCAGTCTCTTCCCTGAATCCCATTTTTCTGAGTCTTGCTTCAGATTCAGTTTGAACTGCTTTAGAAATATTAGTTTCTGTTGCTTCTAATTGTTTCTTTAGAGTCTCTAACTGTTTCTTCATTGATTTCATCTCGTCAGAATCGTCTTCGTCATCCATACCCTTCTCTTCTACAGGTTCGTCAGCTGCGTCTTCGTCATCATCGTCCTTGTACATACCCTTCTCTTCTTTGTCATCATCATCATGACCTTTTTCCATCTCTTCGTCATCATCGTCTGCTTTTTTCATAGCTTGGATGGTGTTTTGCTGTTCCTCTATTTTAGAGTCAATACCAGCATCGCTTTCGGAATCGTCAGCGTTTTGTGGAGTACCGCCTGTTGGGGCTGCTTTTTTCTCATCTCCAGAAGCATCTGAGCCAGCATAGCTGTCTCCTTCTGAAGCTTTAAGAACTGCTTGCACCTCTTTAGCGATAGACTTCACTAACTCAGCTTTTGCAAGAGCTTCGGCTTTCTCTATTTCCTCTTCCTCTTTGCTAGCTTCTTCTTTAGCCAATCGTCCGTCCATTTTTTGTAGGACTTCGGCTACAGCTGCTAGAGCAAGATTAGTGCCTTCCATCTGCTTTTCAAGCCTTTCGTTTATGTCTGCCATAGTTTAAAACCTCCTATGATTTAAATTTGTTCTTTGCATTTAACAAAAAAGGTTGGTCTTAGCCATCCGACCCTTTAAATTATGGAAAGAAATATAACGTTATATTTAACGCTATTTTATTATACTGAGGAAATCGAAAAATCCTACTCAATTATAATATGTTTATGGCAACTATTCGGAATCGGGTAGACCTTTTGAGTCTAATTGAATCATTTCATTACGAAAATCGTATAAAGGAACTTGAACAAGCTTCTTTAATTTATCACATTGGTTCCCTTCTGGGAGTGATGCCTCTACTAAATCTAATATCTTCCCCACCATCTTAGAGTGTCTAGAAATAATATACTCTTGGTTTTGGGTTACTTTACTTATATCCATTTTTTTCCTCCTATTCTTTTATTTGAATTGCTTTAGGCAATTGTTTTCTATATTCTTTGGGTAATTTTTTATACACTTTGTCATAGGCCTCTTGTACAAAATTCTTTTGTATTCTTAATTGTGCCATCCGTAATCCAAAGTTATTTTTAGGACTAGCCGTATACCAACCCCCTTTTCCTTCTACAGGTTTATACCCAAGCTCATAGTGTTTGGTATGAGCTCGTACAGGAACGATGCCTCGTTCTGTTTTTCGAAAATGCTGTTTTGTCTCAGCAGAATAACTATATGGTGTTCCTGTATTAGGATTTGCTCCTCGTATTTGAAACACAGATTCTCCTGCGTGTTGTGCCGGAAGCAATATAGGGTCAAAAGTTTCGTTGAACCTTATAGTAAGGTCCGTTGGATTGGCCTCTATCTCAACTGCATCAGACAATGGTATAGGAGAATTTGGAAGAATTTTTTCGCATTCTACTATAATTTCTTTACCAATCTCCTGCAGAACAAACTGTGAAAGAGTCTTGTAAGCTCTCCGCTGTTTGGTAGTCAGTTGTTGTTGTTTCCTAGGCATAAACTATTATACTAGTTTATATTGATAAGTCTCCCCATTTTTCAGGAACCTTGTCGAAAAACTTTCGTTTACTGTTGTCGTAACGATTCAAATAAATAATATCTCTACCGATATAACCATACTGGGGGTGCCAATATGTAACTAATTGTTTAGGTTTAGTAGCGGCATGAAGTCGCTGTAAGGCAAACTCATCGGGTCCCTTCATTGTGCCACAGATATGCAATTCACCTGTTCCTATATCTATTTCATCTATTCTGTGGAAATGTCCTATCATTACACTATCAAACTCTATAGCTGCATCATCATCCATTGAGTCTTCTATTTCTCTCTGTAATGTTTTTCTGAATTGAAAGACACTTCTTAGTTTAGCAATAGCTCCTGTAATAGCTCCACTACTTCCTGCTCCGGAAATACTGTCTCCATGCATTATAAGAACTACTTTATCGTGTATCTTGAATGTAGTCATAAAGCTTCTAGGTATATGAAATTCTATATTATCTTGGTTCTTACAAAACGTTGCAACCCATTGATATAACATATAATCCCAATCCATGAATTTGTCTTTCATAGGTGGCTTTCTGGTCATTCTTCCATGATTACCAACTACACAAGGAACTGTAATCTTTGTAAAATGTGGTGCTAAATACATCAAAGCTTGAGCAATAATACTTGCTCCTCTAATCATTTGCTCCATATTATTCATTTGATTAGACCTAGCTAACTCATCATGAATATCCCCACTAATCATATCACCTAACATAGGAACCATTAGTTCATCTATCGGAGCAATTTGTCTTCGATAAGCCGTGTGTTTTAATACTTGGTTAGCCCATCCATACATTCTTTTATTAAATATGTCGAAATTATATTCGTTCAAACCCCGCATTTGCTCTTTATATACTTGTTCCCCAACGTGAGTATCAGATAGGGGTGAGACTACAATTTGTTTTTGATGTCCAAATGGAGTTTTATCAGAGTTGTTTAAATGTTTTAGAGGTACTGACGGAAAGCCTTTAGTATATTCTTGAATTGTTTGGACGATAACATCTTGTTTTATATTTTCTTTTAGAAGTCCATTGTAGAGTTTTTTGTAATAATCAGCTTCGCCTTTATAGGTAGCCAGCTTCTTATCTAGCTTGATACGATTATCTGTGCCTTCCTCGTTTACCAAGAGTTCTTCTTCCGGTTCCCAATGGTTTTTGTCGAACCACTTTTGAATGGTTGTTCTGTGAACCTGAATGCCATGTTCCTGTTCCAGCCACTCTGCTATCTTCGTCCACGTAGCCCCAATCGCTCTTCTTTTTATTATCTCTGATTTTACCTGCTCGGGTATCATAACTAAACTGTATCTCCGTAACTAGTATCTTTGCACATATTCTGCACTGCAAATCTTTGTCTTGATTGACAAACATTGGTCCCTTACACTTAGGGCATAATACTACACTATCATATTTTGATGTGTTGTGCAACTTAGTCACCTAATAACTTCTTGTACAAGTCCTTCCCTACTATTTTTTCAAACGGTACTTCTTCAGATTCTTCATCAATTTCTTCGACAACTCCCCTCTCTTTATCTTTAGATGCACCCGTAACAAGAGGGCCCCTCTCAGGTCCAGAACCATATTGAAGCTGAACACTTAGTCCTGCTGGGGCTGTTTGTCCAGCATCCCCCTTTTCATCAGGTTTGTTGTGTTTTATATCCTCGTCATCATCTAGATTACGAATTTTCTGCTCCATATCTTTTTGCTCTATAGCAGCATTTTTATCTGGTTCACCATCAAACTCTACGGGGTTTTTTTGGTCATCAGTTATTTTTGTTTGGGGGTTTATATCTTCGGAACTCGTTTGTTGTCTAAATTTGATATCATCTTTTTTTAATTCCTTGCCCACCCAATCTACTAAGTTTAAAGTAAATTCAGAATTTTTCTGCATCATTTTTCTTTCTGGCGAGTTACCAGTAATAAAATCTGCTAACCGATGAATACCAGTTCGTTTCTTCTTTGTCTTTTTTCTTTTATCCCTTTCCCCATAGGTTGGGGTAAAAAAACCAGAGTCTGTAGAAACAGCTACTGTTCCGCCCCCATCTCCAAATCCACCACCATCAGCACCACCTTCTTTAGTAAGGCTTTTTTCATATTCTTCATCGTGCCATTTAAATGTAACTTGTTTTTTATCTTGCATCAATTGTGTGGCGTATGCAATGGCTTCTCGTAGTCCATCATCATCATAAGAAAACTTTTTATTATTAACTTGACCTTTTTGAATATTATTCATCTTCTATATTTGTGTCAGTTGGTTCTGTTGCGGTTTTAGTTTTACCTTTTGTTCCTCTTTTAGGAAACTGTGTTGGGTCTGGAAATACAGCTTTCTCAATAGTAGTTACACCACTGGCACTTAAGTCTGCCACATAGTCAACATTATTCTCAGAAAACCACATTTTAGTTAAGTCAGAGCTCAGTTCCTTTATAACAGGACTGGAAAAACCCTTCTCACTTAAAGACTCTACCCAAGACTTAGACAGAGTTAGCTCATTTTTCTTAGCACGAGCTTCAGCATATTCATCAATATCTCTCTCCTCATCTGGAGATTTGTCACTCCAATCTGGAGTTATTCCACCGGTTCTACCTTTGAACTTTCTTTGTGATGGTGGCTTGTAAGCTTTCAACATAGCTTGGATAGGTTCACCTTCTTCACCTTCGTCGCCTTCTGGAACTTCATCACCCCCACCCATCATTGCTTCTTGTTGTTGCTGCATCTGCTCTTCTTGCATTTGCATTTGTTGCTGTTGTTGTTCAAGTTGCATAGCAGCTTGTTCGGCTTGCATCTTAGCAGTTGGGACAGGTTCCCCACTTACAATAAAATCTGCCTCAAAAACATCAACATCTTGTTCTTTTAGTTTTATATCAAATCCTAATTGTGCAAATTGATTTACTATTTGTATTTTTTGTTGAGCATGGGCAATCCTAGTGTTCTCAGCCTTTTCCTCTGGTTGAGGTAGTTGTACTGCATAATCAGTAATGCCAAACGCATCTAGTAATTGTGGGAATACTTTCTCATGTAATAATCTTTGGTCACTCTCAACCACACGACTCATCACTACTAGTTGTTGAGTTTGTTGTGATAAGCCACCAAATGCATCAGGAGCACCCTGCCATGCTGGAGTAACACCCCACATAGCTGAAACACGTTCCCTGATTTCATCTCTAATAGGTAAATATTCCATTTCATTTAGACTATGGAAAAGTCTTACAAGGTCCACTCTACCTCTTTGGTTTCTAGCAGATACTGCAACCATAGGTATGTAGTTAGGGTCCATTCTTGTTTGAGCCGCAATGTGTTCTCTTTCTCTACGTAATGACTCTGGGTCATCAGTAGTTACCATTAACATACTGGCTGGCATTTTTCTTTCAAAGAAATATCTATATAAGTTTTTATCCATACCTACTAAGGTCAAAGCCTTTTCAAATATTGTAAGTATTGGTGACCATCCATATGTTTCAGATGGTGAGAATTTTGAAAGATGTATAATTTCTTCATCAGAGAAATACATATGAGCACTTCTGTGATAATACTTATACATTGCTGGCACAAGTGTTACATTACAATCTTCTTTAGCACATGTCCCACTGTCTTCTTGTACCATTTCTCTATGGATTGGACAGAGATAATGAGAGTTTTTAGGGAGTCCTGCTGAATCTAAATCAAATTCTACAAGAGCTGGGTTCAATCTTCTAATTTCTTGAAGTCTAGAAGAAACTGTACCATCCCCAGTGTCTTTATACTCTTTGGCTAAATATAAGAATCCGTCATCTAATGTATTTACATCAAAATGGAATTGTCTTAAAACCTCTTCCATACTCTGGTCAAATACATTACAGTCCTTTAACCATCTAGTTAATCTTTTTTTCTGTTCAGGGTCCGGGTTGTCCGCTGTTGGGACAATTGTTATGCCTCTTCTAAAGACCTCCCCAGTAATATGGGAAACAGGTCCTCGGATTTCTTCTACAGAATATGCAACAGTTTGAAGGTCTTGTACTAATTGTTGGCGGTAAGCCATTTGATGTCTTACCCAAGTATTTACTATTTGGTCAAGACCAACTGTAGGTGCTTTACCAGTATCTCCCTGAGATTTCATAACATCCAATAAACTAATTTGTTTATTTAAATCCGCCATCTGCTGTTGCATGTGGGGGACTTGAGGTAGATATTCAGATAATTTCATTATTAATCCCTGCTTAGTTTAGTCATATCCTGCATGGATACTAACTTTAATATATTGTCCATCGCTTTCTCTTTTAGTTGGTAGTCTTCTGAATGTTCAACATCTCGAATAACTTCAGATTTTTGTTCCTTCAACTTTAATATTTCCTCATTCAAGGTTTGGATTTCTTGGTCTCTATCTAATATTATGGCTTCAAGTTCAGCCTCACCAGTACCAAAAGTAGCATTTTCAAGTACTCCCAGACTACCGGCTTCTTTTATTAGGGCTATAAATTGCCCCTCACTAAGAGTAGCTACTGCGGGACTATCATCAGGAATATCATCCTCAGCACTCAGCATTTTTAAATCAGCGTGCCAAGTATCTAATATTCTCCATGTCCCCTTATCATCCTTAGTTGCTATATACTGCTGACCAGAGTCAGATAACATATTTCCTATTTCTCCGTTTACCATTTTTCTCTCCTAAAATCTTCTCTATTTATATTATACTAGATTTTTCGTATTTACTTACGCAATCTTGCAAGCACTCCACCCACAAGACTTACAAGTCTCACATCCAGACTCAAATACTATGTTTGGATTGTCACAACAATCGTAGTTTTCAGCTTCGGATATTACCTGTTCTTCTAGTTCAAAACCATCAAGTTGTAACTGCTCAGATTTATTTTCAGAATTACCTTTTACAAGAACTTCTTTGTCCCTACTACCAGCTCTGTAGACAGTTATACCCTTACATCCTTCTTGCCATGCTAACATATAAGCCTTTTCTACATCTTCTATTGTAGCAGAATTATCAAAGTTTATTGTTTTAGATATACCGGAATCACAGTGTGCTTGAAAAGCTGACTGCATAAGAACATGGTCTTCCGGAGAAATCTCGGGAGCAGTAGCATATACTGCCTTAGCCCAATCCGGTACCTGCGGAGCAGTGGCTAAAGAACCACCCTCTGCTAAGTAATCCATCAAATCTTCTGAATAGAACCCATGTTTTTTAGCGTCTGCTTCAAAATACTTGTTCACATAGTTTAATGTTTTTCCTTCTAATATGTTTTGTTTTTTCCAAGCTAATGCAAATGTAGGTTCAATACCACTAGATGTGTCAGCTATCATTGATATTGTTCCTGTTGGAGCAACTGTTAGTCTGCAATGATTTCTAAACATCTGACTTGCTTCTTTGTTAAAAGGAACATTATAAGTGCTATTATCCCAAGCAGGGAAAACTCCTCGCTTATTTGCTAACTCTTGTGATTTTTCGTCAGCTATCTCACGAACCTTCTTCATCAAACCCCCGCCCACATCTCGAGCTAATTTTGACCCATAGGGGATTTGCATTTGTATTAGTAAATCAGCAAAGCCCATAACGCCTAAACCTATCTTTCGTGTAGCTTTAGTCATTTGTTCAATTTCTGGGGTAGCATATTTATTAGCATCGATTACATTATCTAAAAAATGAACAGATGTTCTTATAACATGGTCTAGTCTGTCCCAATCTATTTTTTCTTTCCAGCCATGAGTGAGCCCCTCAGACTTCTTGTAAAAAGTAGCTAAGTTTATAGACCCTAAATTACAAGACTCGTTTCCTAATAAAGGTTGTTCACCACATGGGTTTGTTGCAATCATGTCACCATATTGTTCTTTTACATGATTGTCTTTATTTACTTGGTCGAGAAATATCATTCCGGGTTCACCGTTTTTCCATGCCCCCTCAACAATCTTATTCAATACGTCTCGTGCTGATAAGCTACCAGCAATAGAATTATCATGTGGATTAATTAAATTATACTTCATGTCATTCTTAGCGAGTTGCATAAAATTAGAATCTACTCCTACAGATATGTTGAAATTGTGAATGTCCCCTTCTGTAGATTTACATTTGATAAACTCTAGAATATCTGGGTGATATATAGACATTACAGCCATATTAGCTCCATCTCTTTTACCACCTTGGGTTATCATAGATGACACTCTAGACAATGTTTTAAGTACTTCTATTGGACCACAGGCAATACCATGTGTAGACTGAATCTTTGCTCCTCGAGGTCGAAGCTTTGAAAGGGAAAATCCTGTTCCTCCTCCGAATTTTTGTACCATTGCCGCATCGTGCGAAGCTTTCATTATTCCTTCCATGCTATCTTCTAAAGGTAGCACAAAGCATGCAGATAAAGTTCCTTGCTCTGTTCCAGCATTCATTAGTGTTGGTGAGTTAGGGACAAACTCTAGGTGCTTCATTACTGAAAAAAAGTCTTTTTCTGTTAAGGAAGCCTCAACCGGTAGATGGAGATAATCAGAATCAATTGATGCTACTGCTTTAGCAACACGTCTAAATAATTCTGTAGGGGATTCAACTATTTCTGAATCCTTATTTTTCAATAAATACCTATGTTCCAATATCACTTTGGCTTGGTCTGATAAATTTACTTCTTCTAATGCTTCGGGTTGTGTTATATCGGTTGTCATGGAACTAAGGTCCTCCTTCTAATTTATTTTTTATTTCTTATTTTCTGTGTCCGCAATAAAGGCAAAGACCTCTTTCTGGAACCCAAAAAGAAGGACTACACACCATCTCTTTACACTGAGGATTGGGTGCCAAAGCTGCTTTCTCAGATGGATTAACTGGTTCCATCTGCAAGGGATTTAAAGAAGACAATTTCTTCTGTTGGTCTTCTGTAAGTCCTTTCATCTCATCCTGCATCACTTTACGACTTTCCGGGGTTTCTCCCGGACTAATGGCATTAAACCAATCAGTCGCACTCCCTAAGTCTACAAACTTATATGCTGTGTCATGTGCTGCTTGTAGAGCCATGGCAATTGAAAAAAAAGCATCACCATGACCCATTGGTGTGTCGGGTGCTTTTAAATCATTGCTCACAGACAGGATGTGTTGCTTCTGTCGCTCATCCTTTATTAGTTTTAATATACCAGAATGAACAAATTTTTCAAAGACTCCAGCCATAGTATTTTTACTTTTTCTTGTGAAATTCATAGGTCTCCAGCGAGCGTCTAAACCACGGTCTTCTAGCTCCCCCCGAGTGTTATCAATATAGCCCCCATCTAAATCAAAGTTATCAGCAACTTCATTTAAAAATTCTATTTGGTCGGAGTAACTCCACCCGTCTAAAAAGGACGAATGTATTTGATGTAACTCCTCACCCCGTTTTCTAAACAGAACTAAATGAGATGGGTGTTTTTTCTTACCTACATCAAATCCACCAAAAATCTGGTCTCCGGTTTCCCAACCAGTGAACCTTTTAGTAGATGGGTATGACCTTAATGAGTCGTCTTCACACTTAGTGATATCCTCTTCGTTGAAATAAGACTCTGTAGCAAAATGCGGAATCAACATAAACTCTGAAGCAAAAGATTTAGGTCTAGCTTTTTGTTGTGCTAGCAAGTACTTCTCACTCATTATTTCTGGAGCCAATACTCTTCTCCCCGGCACTGGGTCTAGGGCAGGTAATACTCTAGCTTTGAATCGTTCATCACTTTGTAACTTAGCCAGTATATCGTTTGGCATCATAGGTGTACCCACAACAATGACAGGAGCATCTTTTAAAGGAATGAACATTGATTCTGTCATAAAGTGGTCTTCTACTTTAGTTATCTGTCCTATATTCAATGGGTTTTCAGGGTCTCTCAATACGTCATCGGCAATTAGTGCCCCATTCACGTGCATACCCCGTTTGAAAGAAAACAATCCACCATGCATAATTTCCATAGGTTTATTGTTTTTATAAAATCTAGCTGAGAAATCAGCCTTCGGGTTTCTGTTTATAAGAAGCTCCGGAATAATGGGGTTTCTTGCAATAGTTTTATTTATCTCAGCAATATGATATTTTGCCATACCATCACTATAAGATAGGTAAAGTATAGACATATCTCTAGGAGCCTGCAACAATCTCCAAACACTAAAGGCATGCCCTAAAATAGTTGATTTAAAATGCCCTCTGGGTAATACCCCAACATAATTCAAGCCTGTTTCTAAACATTCTTCAATATCTTCTGCAAGTAAACTTACATGCCAAGCTTTAAAATACTCTGGATTGTCATATGATTGAGCCCATATATTTTCAATAAACTCTCTAAAAGTGCCTACTTCATATCGTTTTTGTTCTAGTAAACCATCGGAAAGCATATCAAACGCCCCACCGACACTAAGAATGTCTTTAGCCATTTCTATATGTCCCTATGTTTTTGTTCTATAGTCTTTAGCTTTATACCAATTCTCTGTAAGGTTTCTTGGTCTGCAATCTCTTCAATTAAGACTGTCATAATATCTTGAACAAACTCCATGTTTATCATGCCTTGTAATACTTCACGTTGCCCCTTTATTCCAATATCCGCTGCTCTAGCTGCGTCTAAAGGTCTGTCAAAGGTAAGGCCTTGTATCTCATTACCTGCTTTGTTAGCAATCTGTGTATAAGTATCTAATTGCTCTGTTTGTAGTCGAGCAAATCTCTGTCCTTCAGATTCTGCTAAGTTTCTCTGAGTATCGGCAATAGCTACCGCTTTTTGTTCACCCCATCTGTCTCTTTTAGCCCACATATAAATAGTAGGCGGAGCAACCTTGTGCTCTTCCGTAGAAACTTCTTTAGCAATATCTTTGGCTGTTTTGTCTCCCTTTAAAAATAGCTCCATAGCTTTTAATTTTATTTCATCAGGTATATGTTTAGGCATAATTATTAGTCCTTAAATTGGTCATAGATACTATTAGAGTCGTTCATTCCGTACCCAGCATCAGAAACATGTTGGGAATCAATATTTCCACCCAATGGTGTTCCGTCTGAATTTAGGAATTGAGAAAAATCCCAGTATCCTGTTTTATCTGTATGAGCTGTATAACAACTAGGAACCTTTACCTTAGACCCACCGGGTAATCTTATTTCATTGAATTGCATTCCTATTTCACCTCTAGTACATATTCCAGCCCAAATGTGTTCTTGTTCTGCAATCGGTGTAAAATTTTGTCTCTTCAATAAAGTTCCTGTAGTTCTTTGTAAATTTTTTACTTGTTGGTTACTACCACATTTAGCAAATTTACACCAAACCACCGCCCCATACTCTTTTTTTACATCTTCAAGAGTAGGTAATTTCTTAGGAAATTTGTCTTTGTAATCTCTTTTTGTCTCTTCCTTTTTACCCGGAAAAGCCATAGTAAATCTTCTTACAACTTTCTGTAGTCCACCTGCTATACTCATACTAGAACCTCCTTTTGTTCCATAACGCTATGCATGCTGCATCAGCGTAGTCTTGTTCGGGGAATTTATCTCCCCACTTTTCTTCAGCAAATCTTTTGATTTCATCTTTTTTTACATTGCCTTTCCCAACAACATCTTTTTTCCATGTATTATTATCTACACGAACTGTGGGAATACCTTGTAACACTAAGACTGCCCATACTGCCCCAACAACGCTGGCTAGAGTTCCAACCACACTTCTGTTTTGAGCAAATATTGATGCTTCTATTGTTGCAAAGTCTATATTATTTATTGTACTAATTTCCTTAGAAAAATTGGTTATCAACTCGGGAAACCTTTCAGGGAATGATTTTTTTGTATCGCATCCCCATTTATACAGAGCTACTATTTCTTCGTCAGGATTTACAGCTGCCCCATGAATTGCCTTACTAGAAGTATCTAAACCTAAATATATCATAGTCTATCCCCATTTGTACGCAAGGTGACCACTCTACTAACAGTATTATAAGCAGTTGTATAAGTATTTAGTAGCCCTTCTGTCTTTTTTAGTGTGGCTTCTTGGTCAATAATTTCCCGTCTCAGTTCCCTTAGAACTTCGTGGGTGTCCATAATCTCACCTTTTAATTCATCTCTAGTAGGCTTTTTCTTATCTTCTTCTTCATACATTTTGACAGTTCTATACAAAGCCGTGCTATAACCTTCATCGAAAGCTGCATTCAAAGCACCTACTTTAGATTCAATACCAGCTATTTTAGTTTCTAGATAAGCTTTGTAACCACCATACATAGCTAAGAAATCAGCTAATATTTTATTATCATAAGTGTTTAATTTAGAGAACTCTAAGGTTTCATTCTCTTCTAAGTCAACAGTTAGTGGTGGTAACCCCAAAGAATCAACTTCTTTTTGGGCTTTCCCTAGAGCTTTCATTGGTGTCCATTCTGTCTCACGCTCCTGCATATTAGTATCCCTCCACTTTTCTACAATTACACCACGTTGCTCCTGAACACTTCTCAGGGGGCATCAACATTTCTTGAATATTAAAACAACGTCTTAGTATTTCATCCCATTGAATTGGGTCTTTATCTACTAAAAACGTTTTTATTTTCTGGTCGTTTTTGTTTTCATATAAAACTGTACCTTGACCATAATCTCCCATATTTAAATACATTTGAATCTGTATTTGATGTTCTGGTTTAGGTTTTTTTAATTTAGCAAAGCCTGCTGTATTAATAGATTTCAATTCAATCGGATGTGTACCGAATTTATAATGGTTGATTAAAAAGTCAATTCTTCCAGAAATGGGTGGTATTTCTTGTTTTACTGAAACTTCTCGGTCTATTAAGATATTCAAACCTTCTAACCACGAACCAACCCTTTCTTCTAAAAAATTACCATTTTGAAATATTCGTTCTAATTTAGCTGGTAATGGTTGGTCTGCCATTTTACCATGATAGCATAACCATACGTATTTATCACATGGATTGCTAATTACAGATGGGTGGAAAACACCACCTCTAGGAGCAAACATTGTGCCTGTTAAGTAATCATCAATTATCTCAGATAACCACATATCCTCTGTTGCTGACTTTTCTTTTATTTTTATTGGCTTAATTTGTTCAATGCCTGCCATAATTGTTCCTTTATATCTTTTTTAGTGATTGCTGTTATGTGAATAATATCTTCTATCTCAGGATACTCTTTCAAATCTTTATCTCTTTTGCGGTCTCTTTTTATATTGTGTCCATATATTCCATCAGCTTCAATTACTCTTTGTATCTCTGAAACATAAAAATCTACTGTATATGGAGGAAAACTTGTTTGTTGTGAATATCTCATACCAAATTCATCTAAGCAATCAGCAATAATATTCTCTTGTTTAGTATATTCTTTAGGGGGTAAGTTCATTTTGTAACTCTTCAAACAAAGTTGGTGTTTCTAAAAATAACCCTTTCAAACCATTCATGCCCTGTATTTTAGTACCCTTATAGGTGTACCATGTCCCTGATTGCTCGATTGCTCCTTGATTAATGCCCTCTCGCATAAAAGTCTCTATAACATCTATGCCACCACCTGCTTTGAAGGGTACCACAGCTGCGTTCCAGTGCTCACCACCTATCTTAGACTTATGCATTCGTATCTGCATGTCGAACCCAACTCGTCTGTCCTCACCGTCTATTTTTTCATTTATCCAACCATCCCGTCTAACTTCCAACATTGCATGAGCATAAAAAGTCTGCCCTTGACCTCCCGGCCAAGTATTTCCTTGTCTTCCGATGCCTCCAATGCTTTGTCTCTGTTGGTTTATAGCAATAAACGCTGAACCATTCTCTAGGTACGGGAACAGTTTTGGAAAAGCACTATTTACAAATCTTCCTTGCCAAGCCATTGGGTTGTAATCAAAGTTACCCTTCTCAACTTCTTTTGTTATATCTTTGGGTACTAAGGCTGCAATACTGTCCAATACAACTACAGCAACACCCGCCTGTAACCCTTCCTTAAGCTGTGCCATTGCTTCCTCACCGTTAAGAGGTTGAGATATTATAATTTTAGATTGGTCTACACCACATTTAGTCATCCAGTCTTTATCATAAGACCTTTCTGCGTCTATCCACATAGCCTCTCCGCCTTCTTTTTGGGCACTTGATACAGCTAAAGAAGATAAATATGATTTACCTACATTAGGAGGACCATAGATTAGTGTAAATCGATTCTTAGGGAGTCCCCCGCCTAATAACTGGTCTAACTGAGGTAAATGAAATGGTATTTTTTCTACCTCTGGCACATCTTCTCCTAAAGAAAACTTTAAATCTTTGTTTTTTAATAGTTTTTTAATTGCACTATCTGCGTCTTTATCCATCTTGTTGTCTCCTATGTATAGATTCTGCCCATGAAAAATAAGTAGCGGCTAATTCAATCAACTCAATAAACAATTTAGTGTCATTTCGATTGAAAATCTCTTTCACAACATCTCCATTTTTATCAGTTGTTATAAGATTCCACCAAGAATCATCGTGGTCTTGTGTTCCATATACTTTTGTTTGTCGTTCTTTTTCTGCTAATACAGCTTCTAATATACTCATACTAGAAACATTAGATTTATTTGGAGTCATCTAACATATCCTCGATTTGTGTATCTACTTTTCCTTTTATAAAGTCCCACACAACATCGGCTACTTTTTTAGATTCTTCTAACTGCGGTTCTATTGGTAAATCAGTATCTATCTGGTCAACAGATAAGTCTACTCTTCCATATTGGTTTTGTTCTAAGGGACCTACTCTAAATGTAAATCCTAAATGTGCACTAACTTTCGGCATTTGAAACCTCCTTTTGGTCTAGCTCTATATATTTTTAATATTTTCTTTTTACTAAGTTTATGGTTGTGTCCTAAATGATATCCTTCGTGTTTCTTGCAATAATAAGAATCCATGTTTGAAAACAAAATCTGCTCTCTGTAAAGGGCAAGAGCAGTCTCTACATCGGACTCACATTCATATATTATTTTTGTATCACAGCCCATTTCTTATTCTTCTTTATCACTAAAATGCAACAGTAACATTGCATAGTGTATTATTTTTAGTATGTCCTTACGAGGTGTACCTTTTTTATCATATCTTGAAGCATACTTTAGAATATTACTTCTACAAAATGCTTTAGCATCTCCACAAGCTGCTATAAAGTCTAATGTCTGAACCTCACCCTCGCTGTAATGCTGGTCATATGTGTCTTCCACATACTCAGTTATTTCTTTTATTATTTTATCTTCGTTATACTTAGACATTTTCATCTTCCATTTTAAACAATGGTAATTGTTTATTTTTAGTTTCAACGGTTTCATTTAGTAAAGGTTTTTCTCTATCCGCCCTGTACCTTTTATTCATATACATGGGAAGGTGCCCTAACCCTAATTCTTTAATTTTTTCCTGAAAAAACTCTTTCGTTGTTACAAGTTTACTTCTGGTATCACGTTTTGTTTTTTTGTTATCTGCTCTACCTTTACCTTTATTTTGCGGACTATGGACAGTAATTTCTCTATGGCAATTTGGACATAAAGGTATCAAGTTTTCGTAGCGATGGTCATAAGGATTATCATTATAATGAATTATCTCTAAATTAGGTAACCCATTTCCATTTAGTCCCGAATATCCACAGACTGGGCAAGTGTTACCACACTTCTCTAATAAATATGCTCTGACAATAGTAGAAATATCAGTTCTAGAACCACCAAGCACTTTATCAGCCTTCCAATCTTTTATAAACTGTACTCTTCTAAGAAGATGGGCTTCGGACGCTGCTCTAGATTGTTTAGATACATTTGGGCGTATTTGTAAAGCATCCCATTTTTCTTTATATTTTAGCTTGTAATGGGTAGTAGATTTTAAATTTTCTTTGTGTTTAGTCATAGTGTTTATATACTATCAGTTTTTATGTTTATTTTCAAGACCAAACTACCCCGTTGGAGTCTGTCGTTGGAGCGTCATCCCAATCTACAAGGTCATCCATAGTTAAAACTTTTAGTTCCTTCTTATTCGCCCAAGATGGTGTACACAACTCCATATCAACTTTTAGTGGTATATCCAAAGTATTTGTCTCAAGTAAATCCCTAATTGCAAAAGGTACAGTCTCTAATTCGGAATCATGTATCTCACATATAATTTCATCATGAACCTGTAATAAAATATTGCTTTTTTTATTATCTAAAAATTTAGCAACCTCAAGCATACGTTCACTCAAAAGGTCAGCACTGGTTCCTTGGACGAGATAGTTTACTCCTTTGTAAGCAAATTGTGGGTTAATTTGGTAAACCCTACCATACTTATTGCGGATTTTACCCACCCCCTCAACCTTTGCAACAACTGCATCGAAGAAATCTTTTGAACCCCTCATACCCTCAAAGTATTGCCTTTTAAACTTCCCGGCTTCTCTTGGAGAAGTATTCAACTGTTGGGCTAATTTCTTATTACCAATACCATAAATAGTACCAAATGTAATAGCCTTAGCATACTGACGATATTCCTTGAATCTATTATGTGACTCATCTATTTTGAAAGCAAGTTTTGCCGCTTCACTGTGGAAGTCTACATCTGTTTTATTTAGAATGGCATCAATCTCAGGGTTTCTAAAATATGACATAAATACCCGAACTTCCATCTGACTATAGTCAAACCCAACTAAAGAGTATCCTTGACGTGGGATAAACAATCTACGTATAGCTATCTGGTGTTTATCTAATTCATCATATGATTCATCACCAATAAAAGACCATGTTGCTAATACATCATCAGATAACTCATTATCTATGGTAATACCCTTTTGGGCAACCATAGCCGAGATTTTACCTCTCATATCAATCTTATCTTCTTCTGTTAGTTGTTTCTCTATCAATTTAAAGTGGTTACGAGGAATGTTTTGTAAGTTAGGCTCTCTACTAGATAGTCTCCCAGTTGCTGTACCCCAATTACAAAATGAAGTGTGCATAGTATCTATTTCTGTATATGGTAATATATATGTAGATTTCAGCTTCTCTAGGGTTCGATACTGTCTTATTAACCCCGCCATTCTATGATTGATATTTATTAGGGCAGCCTCATTCCAAGAATCTTGACCCTTAGATGTTTTTACAGGCGACTCAATCCCCATAGAATTAAAGACCTCACCTATCTGCTTAGGACTTGATATATTGAACTCGTCTTCATCATGTTTTTTAGACGACATTGGAATATCATAATTCCACCTTTTACGCACAGATATTTTCAGTATCTCGTCCTCAACCTCAGTCAATCTACTAGTAATTAGCTTTTCAACTCCTAAAGCATAGTGTTTGTCTACCGAAATACCTCTTCTTTCCATGGCATAAAGAACTTTAGTTAATTCACATTCCATAGTAAAGATATCGTTTTGTCTACTATCTTCTATCTTTTTTAAGTAATCGTTATAAATTCTACTCGTAAGTCTTACGTCTTCTTGACAATACTCACCTAATATATCTGCTGGTGCCTTTGAAAAATCTCTAAACCACCCTTTATTAGATTTTAGGACCTTTTTAGTATCATCATCATACTGTATAGCCTCTTGCCCATAATTACGCTTACCTGTAGCCGAAAGACCCAATTCTTTGGTATCAGAATGTTCTATCAATCGAACCATAACTATAACATCTATAAGCTTTTTGTCTAAAACTGATAGCCCCTCTTTTTCCAAAAAGTGCAAATCAAACTTTAAGTTATAACCTATGTAAGATTTTACCGATTGGTTTAAAAGAGATATTAGTTGCTGTAAGGACTCACTAGATAAATTATTACCATCGTGGTGTCTAAAGGGGTAATACTGAGTAAGGCCTTCTTTTTTAGGTTCTCCGACACCAATCCCACATATTTGGTTGGTGCCAAAAGACTTTAATCCGTTTGTTTCAACATCCACAACCAAGGTCGGTGCTACCTCTAATACCGACCTCAGCTGATTGACATTCTGTTCAAATGTTTCTTCGGTTACTGCAGCTTCTTTAGAATAAAGGTTGTTCTGAATCATCAGAAGTTGCTGCGTTCTTTGCTATATCCATAGCTGCGTCTGCGGAATTACCGTATCTCTCATAGAAATAATCTAGTAGTGGGGGTAGTTCTGCAATATCACTTTGTCTTTCTGAAGGTATCTCATCGTTTTTAGGGGTAGCTGTAATAGAATAAGAAGTCTCGTACATTCCTTGACCAGTTCTTTTTATTCTTATAACACCTTTATTTAATGCTCCCCAATCACTATAAACCTCAACTAATTGGTTCCATATATAGTCACTTCTACCAAAAGTCAAAGCAATGATACGAAAATCATTTACATCTTCTCTAAACATTTTTTTACCTGCCGGACCATCGACTTCAACCCAGTCATCGTTTCTCTTCTCTTGGTGCATTATGTTGTGAACATATGCCCAAATTGCAAATTTGTGTGATGCTCTAACATCATCAGGAACGATAGAAGTATCTACTCTCTCGTCTTTCAATAAATTTACAAACTTATTGCCTGCTCTAAAGGTGTATAGATAAATTTCTTCTAAAAAGTTATCATTCTCAGCACCAGTAGCTAGTGATGATAAAAATACTTGGTCGCCATCTCTGAACCAAATCTCTTTACCCGGTGTAAAGGCAACGTCAGGTCTTTTAGAATCCTCACGCCCTTGTTGTATTCTTGTTATTCCACTCATGTCATTATCTCCTTATATTAGTACTTTGCTTGTTAGTACTGAATGTAATATATCCAAATCAGTAATTTCTTGCAAGTCTTTGTATTTTTTTGGAATGTTTAAATATGATATCAAAAATCTATTGCCCATGTCAAGTGTAGCTTTTTCCATTCCCTTTTTTCCCGCCTCATCATTATCTAATGCTAGTACTAATTCTGTTGCTCGTAATGCACTTAAAAGTTCAATCTGTTTTTTAGATAAAGAGGCTCCAAGTAATGCTACAGCTGAGTACCCCTGCTGACTGAGCCACATACAATCTAAGGCCCCCTCGACTATATATAAGGTCTCTACATCTTTTAGTTTGTTTATACCAAATAAAGTCTTTGATTTAGAAAAACCCTTTGAAAATAAGTACTTTGGTACTGCCTGCGTTCGTCTTGTTATCCAACCTATAATCTCTTGAGATTGGTTCTTAGCCGGTATCATAAAATCTAGAAAATTGTTAGTTTTACAATCCCACTTTGAAATAGTATCTTTGGTGAATCCTCTTTTATATATCCAGTGTCCGTCCGGGACATCTAAGATTACTTCCGGTTTTTGATAAGGGAGTTCTTTGGAAACTTCTTTTTCCTCGTCCCCAAAGAAAAGTGGATTAATTTCAAGAGAATTAGTATCTATTTGACTACCAACCTCAAGATTAATTTCTTCCCAAGACTTGCCTGAAATCTTATGGAGAAAGCTTTTTAGACCTCCTTGACCACAACCTGCAAAACAAATCCAAGCTCCCTTATCAAGATTGATTGCACAAGACTCTTTTCTATCTTCATGAAAAGGGCAATGTATTACAATCTGTTCTTCATTTGGAATGTCCACCCCATATTTAGTTAATATAGAGTACCAATCTACCATTATCTATCCTTTTTGTTTTTTCTAAGAAATAGAACAACTTCGTTTCTATAACCATTTTCATCTGTAGCAATACCTTTTCTGATATCTCCTACAGTAATGTCAATGATTGGTCGTCCATCTCCTTTGCTTCTAGTAGATTTTACAATGATATGACTATCATCTTCACTTCCACCAAGCCAATCGAAAATTCCCATATTAAACCTCCTGTTTAAAAGTCTCCTCCCCCATCGTAATCGGGTATTTCATGTATCTCACCATTGTTGACTGACCACTCCATATAGGTTGTATCTCTCGGCAATTCACCATCCCGATATTTTTGGAATTGCACTAGTCTTTTGGTGTCGACCTGCTTTTGCATTAGCGATGAAGCATCCGCTGAATCTTTCGCTACAGCACACATAGCTATTGCTACGTCAGCAGCCCTTATCAAAGCATCTCCAAAAGCCACTTGGTCCGCCCTTGGGGGAGTAAACATATTAGAAGCATCCCGGGTAGCCTGTGTTGATACCATGATTGGAGTATTTGTTGCAGTTGCTAGGTTTTTCAATCCATAAAACAATGCATGTGATTGTTCCCAAGCAGCTTTTTTTGAATCGCTTGTAGCTACCAAATAAACCCCATCAATAACTACAAATTCAGGATTATGTTTTCTTACTAATCCTGCAATTGATTCCAAAGATATACCCATCTGACCGGAAATATGGTCACAAACGAGTAAAGATTCTGTATTAGACTCTTTTAAGTACTTCGCATAGAGTTCCTCATCTATAGGGTCTCCTCGTCTAAGAGCAGTGTGGGAGAAATTGTAGTCCATCATTTTTGCTAATACCACATCAAGTCTCATATTTATAGCAGTTTGGGGCATTTCTGTAGAAATCAAAAGAGTTCTATGTCCTGCCTTTACTGCAGTAGCTGCTGCATGAACGCATAACCATGTTTTACCAATAGTCGGTCTTGCGAAAGCTGCTATTAGTTCTCCCGGATTCCAACCCACTCCAGTGGTATTTATAGTCTTGAAACTCGTAGGTATGCCCATCAAGCCATCACCCATCTCTCGTTTCATTGTTCTCTCTCGCCACTCCTCTAATCTAGATGTATCTCCTTTATCAAAGGTTTGCACATCCTCATCATATACTATTTCAATATCTGTCAAATCCACCATCAAGTTTGTAATGGCTTTTTTTGGATTTTCATTAATTAAATTTACTTGCTTATTAACAGCATTACGTAAAGTCCTTTGTAATACGTGGCCCTTAAATTCTTCAACTGCATATTCAAAATTAACGCTGTTAGCCTTGATGTCCAAATTAGGAAACTTTTCGACAATAGCTTCCGGAGTTGCGAACACTCCATACTTATCAAAATGTTTAATAATCCAATTATATGCTTTACCATGTGCCGCAAAATCTTTTTCTGTATGCTTAAACGTACGTAGTTTAATTTTATCATCGAGGTTTAAGATTATAGCGGATTCAATATAATCATAACTAGCCATCTGTTTCTCCTGTAGTGCTATATAACACTCTATTATTATTAGAATATATATAGTATACTACATCAGACGTATCAAGGTTGTCAATCTCTGCTTTGGCTTTTTCAAAATCTGCATAATACCCTACAGTCCAGAAATCTTTTAGGTCAGCAGATGATGCAATTACCCTAAACTCTTGCTCCTCCACTACGCCCCTTTTTTGGCTTTGTGGTTTTCTTATTAGCCCTCTTTCTCGCCTTGTTGCCCGCCTTCGCATTGGCCCACTCCTTTAGTTCTTTAAGTATAATTTTTCTTTGAGCTCTCTGGGTAGCAGATGGAAACCATACTGCATCTAAAATTAAGAATCTTTCCCAGAGTTTTTTTATTTTTGAATCTCCCCACCTAGTAACTGAATAATAAATAATTGGATTGTGGGGGGTTATATAATACTCAATACCTGCTACAAAATAAGGTACATTTACATTATGGTCATTATTTATAATGCAATTAAGAACTGCTGCAGCTACAGGTGCTGACCCCTGCTCATCAATTAGATTTCTAAGTAAATGCATTTCATTACCTATAAATCCTGCTCCAGAATATTCTTTGTTGTGTTTTTCTTTATATAAATTACCAAATAGTTCGTAAATGTCTCTAGCATTTAATTCATTAAAATTCATCAGTCTCTGTTAGTAAATCTGTAAATTTCTCTCGTATAGAGTGACGTACTTTATAAGAAGACTCACCAAGTTTCTTTGTAATCTCATCCATAGTAAGTCCTTGTAGTTTGTACATTACAAATTCTTTCTCCTTGTCTTGCAGTTTCGGGTCCCCGTTTTCATCATTTGTATGAATAAGTAGTTCCATATCAATCTCCTCGTATTCTTTCTCTTCTTTAGATAAAACTTTTGAAATTTCTGATGTATAAAATCCTGAATCATTAATGTCATATGGATTATTGTCAATACTAACAAAATTTGGATGTCTTTGAGCTTTTGTAATAAGAGTACGAATAGTATTTACCAATGAAGTGTGTAGGTATGTGTGGAATATAGCTCCTTTACTCTCATCATACTTCTTAGCGGCCTTTGTTAAGGCAATACGAAGCTCTTGAGCTATATCTTCTCGGTCCATACCTGCAATATAGGTATTCCCAACCATTTTCATAATTTTAGGTTCCCACTGTAATATTAAGTCGTTATTAATCTGCATTATTTACTTGTTATTGTTTTTATCCCTACTGGGATTTATTACAGTGTATTACTATTATATCATATTTTGTAAGAAATACTACGAATTTCGTTAATAAATAGCCCTAATTAAACCGATTGCTCCTATGTTTGTGAAAACATTGTTGTGAACAATAGTTTTTTCCATAGCCTCTGTGGTATTTGTGTACTATGTCGGCTCGTTTCCTATAAAAGGGAACCCTACAATAAGTACATGTAAGTTTTATGTTATAGTATTGGAAGTGGCAAGTACCTTTATGTACTAATGTTGTGCTTAGTTCTTTGCATACTAAACAGTATCTAGTACCTTTTTGTCTTTTCGCCCGAATAGTAGGTATATCATTATTTTTTAGTACCTCATGTATGTATTGACGAGATACTTTGAATGCATTCCCTATCTGTTGTAAGGTATCGTGTGGATTATCGTATCTATATTGTATGATTTTAGAAATCATCTGTCGTTTTAAGAGACAGTTCGTAATTTTTTACAATAGTGCTTAGTTCATTTTTCCAATGTGTAGCTAAATAGTTTGCATCTACCGTAGTTTCTGCCGGATTTAATTCCCAGCCACCTTTTATGTGCCCCGAAGCTGCCTCAATCCTATCCCATTGAGCTTCTGAAAAAGTCATTGATACTGTTACATCGCCTTCTGCCATTAGTTATTCTCCTTTAGTTTTTCTATTTCTTCTTTTAGTTTTTTTATTTCCATTAATAATAATACTGATATTCGGTCATAACTTATAGAGTCAGGTCTTCCTTCTCTATCATAAATTACTAATTCTGGAAACAGTTCATGTACTTCTTCCGCTATTAAACCAAATCCGGGTTTTCCTTCATCCCCTTCTTTTGAATTTTCATTGTTTTCATATTCTACAGGTCTCATGTCATATATTTTAGACGATTCTAGAGCAGCATCAACAATATTCTTTTTATATCGCTCTGAAGATGTATATTTATAAATTAACCCACCCCCATCCCCATGTAAAACAGTACCGGCACTTCCACTTGAAGTCATAGTTATAGCAAGTCCATTACTCTTTAAAATAGACCGTAGAGTACCAGCAACAGAATGCCTTATACTTGGAGTTCCCTCCCTATACATTCCTGTATCTACATCACCGGCAAACGAAAAGGCAGGTACTGATGCACTACCATCATCAGCATAATATCGAGGAGAGTTTGGTATACTAGTTGGAGAAGAACTTTGTGCAAATCCTCCTTTAATTCCTACTAAACGCCATACAGCATATGGAAGGTCATAATTTATTTCTGCAATTATTTTAAAATCTGAATCGTTACGTTCTTGTACTAATGCCGCATAATCACCATCGTCTATTACTCTAAATATAGTTTCACCTTTTATGTAATAAACATAATAGACTCTACCATCTGAATTTAATGCCGATAGATAACTAGAGTCACCGGCTGAAATTGCATATACATCATTCCCCACATGAAGGTTTCCAGCACTCCAATCTACTTGACTGGCTGATGATGAAGAAAACACACACGTTGTGGTAATTGTTGGGTTAGCCGCAAATTCGGGTTCACTTGGTAATGCATCTTCAGTGTTCACCGTATCAGATAGACCGCTTACTTTAGTACCTGAAAATTCAGAGGATTGAAGTGGCGAATCTTCAACAACTTCGTACCTTGTACTTACCCCTCCGTTGGACTCTCTATACTCCACCCCAACCACAATCATCGTTTTGGCTACATTTTGAATATCACTTCTTACTCGTATTGAATCTGCAGCCCTGACTGGAATATAATATCGTAAATTAGAACTAGTAGAAACACTTCCGGTAGACCAAGTAACTTTTACTTTTGTAGCACTTACCCAAGTAGCATATCCGTAAGTAGCTGTTGGTTGCCCATTTGAATCAAGTTCATTTATACACATACCAGTGCGGAATCCATATTTAGTCAAGTCAACATTACTATCATATATAGATGCACCACTTGTATGTTCAGCAGCAGAGGTAGAATTTTGAGCCCTAGTAGCAGTAATTAATATTTTACTGTTAACTGCAGTAATAGCAAACTCTTCACTGTCTATTTTTATACGTTGACCTACATACATACCAGTAGAGTCAGTTACACTAATATCTGTCTCACTAACATCTAAACCTTCATTTAAAGTACCTGTTAAAAGAGTATTACCTACTGTTATTTCAGCTGTCCCCGAACCTGATACAGCACTTGGGACATTATCAAGATAAAAATGTGGTGGGTACACCGATTGAATGTCACCCCTAACTGGAGGATTGTGATATCTTAGCAACGCTGCCGCTGTACGCTCTCTAATAGTGTCTGGGTCTACTGTACCAGCAAGACTCATTCTTTGGGTTTTTCTAATTCCTTTAGAGATTCTTGTTCTACCACCGGCTTTAAGTTGAAAAGAATATCCAGAGTCATTTCCAAAAAAAGAATTTAAGGCTGGTGCTGCAGAAGCTGTACCCCAAATAACTGTAGAGTCATTTAATGCTGGGTCTATGTGTGATATTAACATATAAGCTGTTTCTACTGCTGGGTCTGAATTTACGGTATTTGTACCAGCTGTTAAGTATTGTATTCTACCTACAATAGTAGATATAAATGCATCATCACTTCTGGTAGCATCAGTAGTTCCATTATGTCCCCTTTGAACCGTTAAATTAGTACTGCTATTTATGGCTGTTATTAGAACCTGCTCACCGGGAAACCCAATAAATAAAACTTGTCCTACATACATATCTGCCGTAGAGTCCACTGTTAGGCTTGTAGCACCCGCTGAAAAATCGCCCCCCATGTTTATCTGAGTCATCAGTTTTCTAAACCCCTCAGCACTGTCTGCATAAGATAAGTCAGCCCCACCTATAGTAAGTATTCCCCCTGAAATATTTCGTCCCGGATAAGTAAATCCATTACTAGAAGTATTGATATTATACACCTCAATCAATTCAAAATTTTCAGTATTGTTAGTAGTTACAGCGTCTCCACTCACTCCCCTTGATGTACTATTAAAATTAACTGTAAGGTCAGTAAAAAACTCCCCCCGGTCTGTTGTAAAATTACTTTGTGTCATCGGTATTTGGCGGCCCGTAGTAACAAAAGAGCCATTAGTAATAGTATCAGGCGATGGATAGTGTACGTTTAACCCAAAAGCTGTTGGCCCTAAAGTTTCACTAGTCGGGCGAGTTCCTTTCTTAAAATAATCTAAAAATGATGTAGATAAACTGTTACCTGTTGATGTTATGTTGGGTGAAACATAAAAATCATACCCAAACCCATCTTGGTCTGATGTTAATACATAATGCGGTTCAGAGACTGCAGCACTTCTCATATGCTTTAGTACTGATTGATTTGCTTGCTTTGATAATTTTAAAAGACCATTTTTAGCGTAATTTGTTACAGAGTCGGTCCATCTATCATCAACCGCCTGTAATATAGCTTTATCTGAATGAGTCGCTGCGGTTGTGCCTCTATATTCTCGTTCTACAGTAATAGTAGTTTTATCTGTAACGGCTGTTACTAGCATTTCTTCGTTATCTACTTTTAATATCTGCCCCACAAACATATGAGTCGAATCTATTACAGTTAATTCAGTCTCACTACTATCAATAGCTTCATTTACCTGTACAGAAATACCCGGATGTCTTAAATTGTTTGAAAAATGGTCAACAAAAGATTTTACTAGTCCTCCCCTGCTGCCATATGGTTTTACATATTCTTCTTTGTTGCCATCAAGAACGCCTTTTCTAGGTATGAATTGATATATAGGAGTAGCTGCTTCAAACATAGCTGCACCATTTGAATGAGTATCAAACTCACCATTAACACCTCGTACAACATTTATAACAGTAGAACTAACAATTTCTGTAATAATCATATCCTCGTCATTGCTAGCAAATGTTATTCGCATACCTATTTGTAATTCATCTGTATTAGTAACAGTAATAGCTGTTTCACTATTATCTAAATCTTCATTTAGGGTCGCAATTAAAGCACGGTCATTTGCGATTTGTCTAAAAGAACTTCTTCCTGTAGTAGTCTGGTCTCGTAGTTCAAATAAATAATCCGTCGCCTCAATGACCAAAAACATCCCGTCAGATGTACTAAATTCTTCGGTAACTTTAGTGGCAGCCCCATAAAAATAACACTCACCTGTATCTGTATCTCTAATTTTTATAGGTGTAAAATCTTCTACAAGACCTGTAAAGGGCCCTTTAGAAGAAGCTGCCGAATTAGATTGAGGATTAGATGAGTTATTTGAAATGGTGATTTTGGCGGCTCTTGGTTTACCCAAAGTATCGACAATCACAAGGTTATACACACGAGAAACACTACTAATGCTAAAATCTTCCCACGAATCCCCATCCCAATAAGATGCCATAGATTTAGTTGCCATATATTACTCCTTTTATGATATACCTTCTCTCCACCCAGCCACAAATTGAACACTAAAAGCCCATCTATCTTCTAATCCCGGAGCTTGGGAAAACTGAAATTGAGCCACAGCAACCTCATGGATTGCTCCACCTGTAGAAGCTGTTGTCCCTGAACCAGAATAATCTGGCGTGGTAGCATCTCCTATTTCAAGTTCTAACCCATCAGCTGTTGTCCAAGTTAAGAGTTTTTTTTCTAAGTAGTTTTTATATGGAATGTAATAAGTCTGTCCTTGAGCAGTAAACTTTTCCATATTAAACCAAGCATTCGCTGTTGTATTAGTCAAGTCTCCCCCAATATTGTCCATAATGCCTGATATAGTAATGGTTGGTCTTGATTGCCCTAAGTCAATTATAACTGGAGAAGCTGCTGGTATGGCTATTTGTATCGGTTGCCTACCATAAGATAAAGATAGTTGTTCTACTTTTAAAGCAAGCCTGTCGGTTGCTCCTGAGTTGCTCCCATCTCTAAGTAATACGGATAAATCTGCCACTGTTCACTCCTAATTAAAAATACTGTAGTTATCTGCTTCTAATGCTCGGTCTTCTTCTAAGGTTAAAGCATTACCTATATTGTAGCCAGTGTATATATCAGCTCCAGTACCACCTTCCAGACTTCTAGCAAAATTTTCTCTACGTACAACGTCTGGCAAGGCTACTACTTTTGTTTTTACTCCGTCATCGTCAATTACGTTTTCTAATTTTCGATTTAGTAATCTTAATTCTGCGGCAGCATTGTCTCGAGCAGACGTAATGTTTTCTTGAAGCCCTGCAATAGGATTCGTTGCATTTTCACCGAAAACGTGAAAGTCTCCGAAGGGGGTTGGGATTTTCGCAGCTATAATCGTGTCTATAAGCCTATTGATTGGTGATAAGAGGTCATTGAATAAACCTAGTCCCCATATTTTTGCCTCTAACCATAATATCCTTGGTTCACTAATAACTTTTTTTATATTATTAACTATCTTGGGTATTGCACCTCCCTCTCCCGTTAGATACGAAGTTGCAGTTGATACAAGTTCCATAAGGCTTATTATTTGCCCGAGGACTGGGAGGGATTTTAACATATCCATTCCAATTTTTTTAGGGTCTTGAGTCATGTATCTAGATTGTATTGCTAATATTCTACCTGCTACTTCAAGCATAGGAGTAATAACAGGTATTAAAGGAATCAGCATAATATCTATCATTGCACCAATTAATTGAAACAGGGCACCTATTGTACCCGTAAAAATTTGTGATTGTTTCATCATGGCTGACATTTGGAAACTAACACCAGTCATTTTTTTCGCTGCAGTAGCCCCGTCTTTTGCATACTTCATAGCTTTTTTGGGTCCGTGAATAGTTGCATCTAGTGCTTTTTTTGCCACGCTAGAAGACATCCCTTCAGCCGCAGCACCATATGCACCCCCAGCGGCACCTTGAGCCCCACGAGCGGCCATAGCAGCACTACTAGTAGCTGCTCTAGCTATTGTTCCTAAAAACGCAAAAGCTGGCAAAAGTTATTCCTCCTAATTAAAAGTTCATTGCCTTATGCATTGAGGTTGCCTTACTGGCAGCCATTGCTCGGGCTTGTTCATCATTTTCTTTTTGATTCAGTGCCATTTGTACACCTAAAATTAAATTTATTTCATCACCATTCATACTTTGTATGGCTTCCCAACTAATCCCCATTTTTAATAACTGGATGGTAATAATCCAGTGGGAGTATATAACAACTTCATAACTTGTTATGTCCTTTGAACCCCGTGTGAAAGCCATTACCCTTTTTTTATTTCTTCAGCCTGCCCCTCCGCATCAAATGCTTGAGGAACTAAAGCCTCTAAAGCTTTGCCTAATCGCTCATCTATTGTAACTAAAAAAGACTCACTAGTTTTTCCCCAAGGAGCTTTTACAATCATTTCTTTCAAGCACTCTTTCATGTAATAATCCCCATCAAAAGAGTTGTTACCTCCACCATCAATCTTCAAGCATCTAGAAACTATTTTGTTTCGTCTGCTCCAAGACAGAGGCTTAACTGTAACATTAAACTCGTCCCCGGTTTCTCCAATAACTATGGTCTGTTCATAGTTACCCCCTGAAATTTGATACTTTGTAATATCAAATTCTTTACTTTTCTCTGCCATTTAGGCCTCCTATTCTATTGTTTTATGGATATACTGGTATGCTATCCACTATTGTTATTCTTAAACTTCTAAACACCATATCCAAATCTACTTGAAATGGATTATCACCTGTTATGCTGTGAGGTGCTGAGTTTATAAAAATACCTTGTTTATTTAATTGGTTTGAAATATCCCCATCAGAAGCATTGGGATTGCCCACTCCGCCATCTGTCTCTGGTGGTATGTCTATTATTATATAATCATTAGTCCCTCTTTCAAATTTTAAAGTGCCTGTAAAACCTCTTCTGTAAACACTTCCCCCACCAGCACCATAATCACCTTCTAATAGTAATTGTTTAAATAATTCTAATGCACTATCTTGTGAAGCTGCTGAAACAAGAGCCGTGTTAACTACATCTGCATCTGGTAATACTACACTAGCTGACAAAGAGTATTCTCTAGGTCCTTCTTTTATTTCATAAGGACCTCTAGCTCTTTTCCCTTGTTTACCCATATAATATCTTGGTTCTTCACCATTTGAAATAGATAATGAAAAACTTCTTATTCTAGCAAACTCTTGTCCAAAAAACTTTAATGTTCCTTCAGAAAAATAATATGGAGAAGTTGTTGGGTATCCTGTACCATCGTTAACAGCACCCCCATTATGACTTGGGGCCCCTACATCATCTGTATCAATTGTTTGCATTAGTCCAAATCGTGGCATGTTTGCTTCAACACTAGCCCCATCATAATCGTCACCAGAAGCTGTTCCAACTGTTGCTTGATTTCTCACATTATGCACCATATTTAAGAAGTTTACACTGTCCCAAGACATAGTAAGCATTCCACCCTCTTCAGCACTTATTGTAGAGGAACCTATCATTCCCCCCACGTATCTTCTGTCAAAATCTTTACCAGAAGTTTCTGTACTATCTTTCATATGTACATGCCATGAAACAGTATCTAAATCAACAGTTTCGTTTATCGTATGTGTATAAACACTTGCACTTGTACATTCTCGCACAGCCGTAGTGGTTGCGTGGTCAAACTGCAGCGGATAATTTAATTTAACTCTACTACTTATAATATCTACTATTCTTCTTACTTCCGCTGTAGAATTTGAATCATCACTAGTATACCCAATAACAATATAATCACCATCTGCTAAATTTGTGACAGCATTTAGAAGAATATAAATGTCACCTTTTTTTACCGCCCCATTAAGAGTAAGTCCTGTACTACCACTTGTAGAACTAGCTATTGGGAAAGAACGAACGCTTCCTATTGGAAATCTCAGAGGCCACCCATTAAGTAAGACCATACCAGAAACACCACCGGATAATGTTTGTTGCCCCGGATAAAATACTGAAACATTTCTTTTAGAAGCAGTACTAAGAAACCTTCTTCCCTCTATACTCATTTCTGGGTCTGGAGTGTCGAATGTTTCATATATTCCGGGAATAAAGGTTATAAATTTATTATTGTCCCCATGTCTAGTAACATCACCCTCATCGCCTAAGCCGTCTACCTCATGTACTACATCATCATCATCATGAAAAAAGGCTGTAGGTCTGTCTAGTGTAAAAGTATTAGTAGAGGTACCTCCAGCAGAAGCCATTGCTTCAATACGTCTAACTTCGTGCTCAGTTGTTGTAGAAGCATAGCTGGTCTCAACAGCACCAATTCTTATAAAATCACCAATTACAAATGTGTTGCTAACTCCATCTACAGATATTGTTCTGCTGCCTGCATTGTGGTCAGCATCTAGTGCCGCTGTAGCTTGTGATGAAGAAACAGGACTCCCCTCCATCATTTCAGGGTCTCCACCTTGTGCTGCTTCAGCAGCGAATGTTAATTGTGCTTGGTCGCTTCGATATACTCCCATAATGTTTTACTCCATTGTTTTAATATCGTATAAATATATTATACTTGTTTTTACGAAGTTTCTAGTAATACTCCGTTATTTTCTAATTGTATTGAAATTGTTCCTGTCCAAATGTTTGCTTGTTCTCCAACTTCTTCATCAAAAGTTGTAAACATTTGTCTTTGAAAATTAGTTAGTGAATGCCTTCTAGCATGCATAATTCTACGCACTTCTTGCATCAAATTATATAGTCTTTGTCTACTTGTTAAAGTAAACAACTCTAGTTCAACATTATAGAATCTGTTTCCATATTTGTGATTACCTAGAGGTACTTCATCAAAAGCCGGACTTGAAGTTCTTCCTATTATATGGTCACCCACATTTAAGTCAAAACGATATGGTTGGCTTTCACCATTTACGGTGGTCAACGAGGGTTTTGTTACATTGGATGCATCCCACTGACCATTTAGGTCAGACATAACTGCATCTATAGGTATCGGTTCATCTGCCATTAGAATACCTCAAAGGCACGCATACTGTCTAGATTACTTTCTATCTCAGCCTGCCAGCCACTAATTTTTGAACTAATGTCATATCTATCCATACCACTAACAACAGACCCACCAAAATCAGCACTTCTTGAGATTTCAATTGCTGCTAATTTTTTGGCCATATCTGTAATTAATCCACCTTGTTGGGCATCTGTATGGATATCTCTACCATGTAAATAAGTTACTTTCACGGGCATAGTAAATTCTCCACCACCCCATCTCCATACAGGAGCATTATAAGAACTAAATCTTGCGGGTAGTAAAAAGTATCTTGAAAATTGTATCATGCCGGTATCAGGAACTAAAAAGTAATCCTTTGTTCTACCTTGTCTTTTAGTATCCCAGCTTTGTCCATTCCAAATTTGTAAAGCTAAAATTTTATAAGGGTCAGGTCTATCTAAGTGAAATCCATTTAGATTAAAAGGATGATATTCGTTTGCAATATAATTAGGTCTCCATGATTTTCTTGATTGCATATCTATGTAAGACTGTGCCTCATAAATATATTGTTCTACTGTAGATTTTGCTGGAACTGTAGAACTAGTAAAGTCTGTACCGCTAAGTACATTTTTAAGTTGCATCAACTCATAAACCTCTTTAGTTGTGCAATATGCTGCATGAGGTCTCATTTGTATTCTTTTTATTGTAGGAGATGTAGTAACACTACTAGGTGAAGATATTCTTACCCAATACAATGTGCTACTATTTATAGCTACAGTTGTCCAATCACTAAGTAAGTTAGATGGAAATATTTCTGCACCATCTTTATCAAATGCATACTGACCACCCTCATTATCATCAGGGTCTAATTCATATCTTCCTGATGCTGGTATAAACTCTGTCCATGCACCGTTATAATATTCATACTGAAGTGTACCTAAACTTCCAGCAGTATCAACATCAAATATAGCCATATCAAATTTTGATGCGTGTCCTAAGTAAAGGTGATGTGATGTAGAATCGAATATAGTAAATGACGTGCCTGCAGGGCTTTGAGACTCTAAGGTAACATCAGTATAATCACTACTGCTTGCACCCGCACCGTCCCAATTCAAAACTTTATCAAATACTGCTCCAGCAGTTGTTGCCATTTATATCTCCTAGGAGTCTTTATCTCCTGTTTTACCTTTTATTGCTTCTTTAGCTGCTTCTACAACTTCGTCTGGTACTCCACCTTCGTTTATCACTTCCGGTGTATCATCTTTCCCTCTAAGGTACATTAGTACACCTTGTAGGTTTTGTACTTGTCCAACGAGTTGTTCCCTGTGTGCATTTACTTTGTTTAGCTCTTGAACTAAAACTTCCTTTTTTTCTGTAACTGATTTAAGTTTATTCTCTTTCCATTTAATTACATCTGGGACTTCTTCTTGAGGGTCCCCCTCTGTATCTTCTTCTCTAAGAAGCTCTATTTTACCTTCATTTTTTAATACTTTTGCTACATGTTGTTCTCTCAAAGCATTTACTTGGTTTAGTTCATCAACTAAAGCTTCCATTTTTTCAGTAACTGCTTTTAAATCTTTTTGTACCGCTATCTCTGCCATTTTTCTTTGCTCCTATATTCTTTATCCCTTTTTAATAAGGGTCTTTATTATTATACTATATTTTTATCCTATTATATGTTTCATTTATACATGTGGTGCATTTACCAATAGCGTAGTTGCTGTTAGTGCCTTTCCTGCATGTACTGTTCCAGAAGTTGTTGTTAAGGTTCCTGCAGAACTTACATAATAGTGGCTTCCAATTGTCAAAGAACTCTGTCCTGTTGCTACACCACCTGAAG